GTGTCGGCCAATTTTCCATGCGTTTCTTGAGTGCTTTCCGACTGTTGCTTCCCCCGTCCAAGCCCCCTGTCGTTGGCGTGTGGAATTGGTCTATTCCATTCGGCATGATTGGTCTGGCATATCTGCCCTGCATTGACGGACTGAATTGATTTGCTGTTGCTGTGATTGTTGGCCACAATCCCTATTCTCGCTCTGAGAGGGGGCGCACTAACGGCTGCCGCTGATACAATTCCCCACCTTGCATCCAACCCCATCGCGGCAAGGTCACAGAGGACGGTATCAAGTCCCCGAATAGTGAGCATTGGGCTGTTTTCAATGAATGCGTAGCGGGGTCGTACTTCCCCAATAATCCGCGCCATCTCTTTCCAGAGCCCCGATCTGCTGCCGGTAATTCCAGCCCCCCCCCAGCCGAACTGATGTCCTGGCAGGGAAACCCGCCAGATACGACATCAACAATTCCTTGCCACGGTTTTCCGTCAAAGGTGCAAACGTCATCCCAAATTGGGAAAGGCGCGAGAATTCCGTCATTTTGTCTGGCGCACAGTACGCTTGCGGGATAGGGTTCCCACTCAACCGCGCAGACGGTTCGCCATCCAAGGAGTTTGCCTCCGAGAATTCCTCCACCAGCGCCCGCGAAAAGAGCCAACTCATTCATTGTCCCTTCCTAATTTTGTGCTTTCGCTTTTTCTCATTGAGCCGAAACAGGTCATCCACAAGGACAACATCCCGACCAACAAGGCAGACGGTAGTGATCTTTCCGTTTTTGATTAGCGTCCACAACCATTGGCGGGTAATGCCCAATCTGGCGGCAGCCTGGTTCATTGACAGATACATATAAATCCTTAGTTGACACATAGTAAAGCACCATAATAAACTACTTGCCGTCAACTCGCACAAAATTATTTTTCAGATAAATAAAAATAGTTGTTGACACAATGCAAACAGGTCTATAAAGTTTGTCCCGTAGCAAGCAGCACCCAACCAAACAACCAGGAGAAATAAATGTTTAGAGATCCCTGCCTTTGCGGTGCAACAGATTGCCCGCGGTGCTATCCGTTGAGTTGGAACGAACCAGAACCGACCACCCGGCATTTTGAGATGGCAATCAACGAAGTGGTGCAAACCATACTCGACTACGGACAATATCCCGCAATCGGTCGCCCTCGGTTCGATCTGTACGATTACCTGCTGGAACACAGGGATCAGTCGTATGCCTACGAGCTTCTGGTTTCCAGCTTGTCTTGCAACACTCGCGCATTTGAGGCCCGCATTGAGCGTGAGATCAAAACAATCGAAGAAATGCTGACCAAGCACTTGCAGGATTCTTCCTTGGTAAATGACCTTGCCATTCAAATGGCGAACGACAAATGAGCATCATTAAAGTTGTGCGGGTGGTTGTCACGCCCAACTGCCACTGGCCTTTCAACCCGCCAGTAGTTCGCCCTCCGGCGCCCGCAATCCCGGCCCCGTACTGACATGGCGCTCGAAGAGATTGGCAGTTACATCTGCTTTGCTGTCGCGTTCATCGTGTTTTTTTACCTTATTTTTTTCGGAGAATGAAAATGGCTATTAATCTAAAAAGTATCAAACGCAACAATGAAATCATGCCGCCGCGAATCATGCTGTACGGCCCGCATGGTCTGGGCAAAACCACTTTCGGCGCAGGCGCTCCGGCTCCGATCTTTATCTTGACCGAGGACGGTCTGGGACAATTGGAGGTCGAGCACTTCCCGGTCGCCACCACATTCGCCCAGGTGCAGGAGGCTTTGACCGCTTTGCAGGAGGAACACGATTACCAGACGGTCGTAATTGATAGCCTGGACTGGCTGGATAATTTGATCTGGGAGCAGATCAATACCAAGTATGACGCGAAGGACTTAGCTTACGGCAAAGGCGCGGTGATTGCTGCGGACTTTTGGCGCAAGGTGCTGGAGAGCTTAAACGGCCTGAGAGCCAAAGGCATGGCAGTAATCATGCTGGCCCATTGCGAGATCAAACGCTTCGATTCGCCCGAGGTCGAGCCTTACGAGCGCTATCAGCCCAAGCTCCAGGCGCGATCGTCTGCGCTGGTGCAGGAGTGGGCTGATTGCGTGTTTTTCGCCAATTACAAAACCGTCGTTAAATCCGCAGATGTTGGATTTAATCAAAAAGTCACGCGAGGCATTACCACAGGCGAGCGGCTGATGTACACCGCCGAGCGTCCCGCCTATCTCGCCAAGAACCGCTACTCGCTGCCTGAGTCCCTGCCGCTTGACTGGCAGGCATTTATCGCAGCGATGACCGGCAACAAGCAGTAAAACACACCAACCAAAGGAGTATCACCAGATGGCAAATCTACAAACACTACAAATGCCCACCGACATTGAGCCTCAACAGTCGTTTGAGGCACTCCCCGCGGGGCGGTATGAGGTCGTGATTATCGAATCCGAACTCAAGACCACCAAAGCGGGAAATGGCGAGTATCTTCAGCTTACTTTCGAGGTCGTTGGCGCATCGCATACGGGTCGCAAACTGTGGGCTCGGCTGAACGTCAATAACCCCAACAAGACCGCCGAGGAGATTGCCTACCGCGAACTGGCGGCTATCTGCATGGCAACCAAAGTGAAGTACCCTCCGGCTGACAGCGATCTGCTGCACGACATTCCGTTGATGGTGGATGTGGTCCAGGAGCGCAATCCGGTCAATGACAGCATGACGAACCGCATCAAAGGTTACGCTGGCGCCAACTTGTCTTTGCCGCTTGAGGTTCCAAAACCGGCAAACAAGCCCGCCGCAACCGCCCGCCAGCCTTGGAAAAAGTAACATGACCGCGCTGCCAGAATCACAGCATTCAACCGTTTCCGCGATTTACAAGAATTACGAGAAGGTCGCGGATACGGGGCAGCGTCCCCATTTGGGGGCGTCGGAACTCGGTCACGAGTGCGAGAGGTACTTGTGGCTCAGTTTCCGGTGGGCGAGGCAACCCGGTTGGGAAGGCCGGATGTTGCGGTTGTTTGAGTCTGGCAACCGGGAAGAACCGCGGCTGATCGAGAACCTTCGCGCCATTGGCGTGGAGGTTTGGGACAAGGACGAAAATGGTCAGCAATTCCGCTATGCCGCCATTGGGGGGCATGTGGGAGGCTCGCAAGATGGTGTCGCCCTTGGCCTACCAGAAGCCCCAAAAACGCCTCATTTGCTTGAGTTTAAGACCAGCAATAACAAGTCTTTTACTGGCTTGGTGAAAAATGGCGTGATGAAAGCCAAAGCGCAGCATTGGAGCCAGATGCAGCTCTATATGGGATGGGCCAGCCTGGATCGAGCTATGTACCTGGTGGTCAACAAAGACACAGACGAAATCTATTCTGAGCGCATTGTGTTTGACCAGCGGGAATTTGACCGGCTTCTAGCGCGAGCCGAGCGCATTGTGACCGCTACTGAACCCGCCATCACAATTGGGGAAAACGCTGAATTCTTTTCCTGCCGGTATTGTCGGTTCAAGGATCAATGCTACGGCACCGAGGCACCGCAAGTTAATTGCCGAACCTGCGCCCATGCCACGCCGGAAACAGATGGGGATGGTCGGTGGAGCTGCGCCGAACATAAAAAGGATTTGACGGTGCAGGACCAGCGATCCGGTTGCCGTGACCACCGGCACATTCCGGTGCTGCTCGGAAGGTTTGCGGAGTTGGTAGATGCAGCCGACAACAATTTGCTGACGTACCGCAACAAGCTGACCGAAAAAGAGTTCCAGCAGCCCGTTTATTCCAGCCAAGAAATTACCGACTGCCAGGACAAAAAAATGCTTGGTGAGGATCTGGTAACAGCCATTAAAACAGAATTCGGTGCAGATATTGCGCCGCCGGAAGGATCTGTTTTTGAAGGAATGAAGGACGATCTTCCCTGGTTGGAAAGCCTCAAACCCAAGAAAAGGAAATTGACATGAGCCGCAACGCCTTTGCCCAATGCGAGCGCGATTACAACGAACGCCAGGACGCTATTGAAACCGCTAAATATGAAAGAGAACAAATGAACCTGCGCGACTTTGAGTTGACGAAACAGCACTTGA